CAGTCATAAGAATTAGTCATTCTTATTATGGTTGTAAATACAACCATATGCTAACGCGATTTATTGAACGGAGATTATATTTAATTCGTTAAGAATTAGTTAATATAAAGAGTCCATTATTTGCCCCACTTGAAGTGGATTGAATAACTTTAATAAATCAGCACTTCCCCGACACGCATGCGTGCTGAAGAAGTGTTCTTGACCGGCAAACGATCGTACCGTAAACCGTGGGTTTTTAGTGATGGCGGGCAAATCTAATATAGGCGAAACGCCTGCATAAAATTTACCTTGATCGCCACTTAACGCTGCATGTATATTCTTCATGCCGCGTCTTTGACCCATTTTCCAAGTAATCTCTATATTTTGAAGAAACTCTGGGTACATTTGCCTATAAAGGGCAAACGACTTGAGCGCATCAAAAGATTGAAAACTTGGCAGTTTACGTTTGCGAATTTTCTCTTCTACAATATAAGAAGGTGGATATTCACAATCATAGTCCAAGAGGTAATTATCAGAATCAAGATAATTTCCTCTGAACAGAGCACAAACGGGTTTGCCTAACAGCTTTCTAATTAAAAAGAAAGTGTTTCGGTAAACATAAGTTAACCCTCGACGCACAAAGAAATTGTGCATTAAGAACAACGTACGTGGTGTAATGTGGTCTTTTAAACAAAAAGGCCGTACATCAACACCCCCCATATAGTCACCACCGCAACTTTCACGGAAATTTCCAGTATGAAAACTCTTACTGTTATTTACCGAGAACCCACACGCTTCCAATACTTTCGTAATGGCAGGATAGGCTTCGTTGGGTGCAACTATATCATCACCGTAAACTGAAATCATATCTGTGTTATACTTCTTTACAAAACAAACTGCGCGAGAAATTGCGTAGAATAGTAAAGTTTCTAACTCAAACGTGTAACCATTACCCATTGCTGAGAATTTCTGATATTCGTATCGAATGTCGTCAATTTCATAATGTGTAACTCGACAAGCGTTTAACGCATCATACCATGGTAACGGAAGCAAATCCCGTATAATCCCACAGCTGATAGTATCGCTTGCCGAGGCTAAATCTATCGTACAACCCTTACGAGTTCTACTGTAGTGTCTAGCGAGTTCCTTATGTTTTTCTTGCGTATTTCGCAAGTCAACAAGAGGTTTCAGTTTATCCCGAATGCATATACCATAGCCACGTTGAATCACAGAGTTTAACACTCCTGTGATTCCGATTGGGCGTAAGGTTTTAGCATTCTTGTCCACGAAGGTCAATTTGTCCGACATACTAAACTTATAATATTTAACGCTTGACCGATTTTCTGGCCATTCATTAATATAAGGTTTAAATATTCCGGGGCAGGTAGCAAGAAATTTATCAGCTAACTGTTTACAAATTGGTGAAACTTCGAGCGAACTATTCAGCTTATCATAAGCTGTAGTGTTATTTTTGACACTTAAGTTCACGCCAGGTCCAAATTTGAATTGCAAATCATTCATTTCAGGAACATCACCTAATATCTTAGCAATAATTCTTTGAGCTTCATGTAAAACAGAAGCTACAAAGGGATCTTTATTTAAAGATCCGCTAAGGATTAATCGGTTTGTGTTCTTGCACTGAATTTCCGCCGCAATGAAAGTTTTCATTGCTTCAACTTTAGGGTCAAGGCTTAAAGTCCAATAAGGATACTTTTTGATCAACCCTTCAATCTGAGCATCACCTGCATATACAGCAGTGCGATACTCATAATCGAGAGGATTTACGGTTAACTTCAACAGAGCATCATAGTCATTATACTTTAAACAAGTGTTCACTGCTAACCCATAGGGTGAGTCGTGTTCCTTACATAAAGTGGCTATAATTTTCTTAAGGACGTCTACACTTTTTGGTGTGTTCCAATTGGAACTAAGACGTTGCTTTACAACTTGTAAAGCTGAGGCACATGATTTCATTGTGTTACCTTTTGAAAGTTAGAATAAAACCCATAATATTATTGGTCCGAAATAATAGAGGAAAGCACATGCAAGCATGATTTTTCCTATATCTATTATTAAACGAACAAAATTAGATATGGACATTCGCATACACCCTTAAACTGGTGCACGACCGTTAACATAAATATCTTCTACGATTGCGTTAGCAATCGCGGCAGTAGTTAACGCTGCACAATCCTGTATTAACGCAGGAGAGGCATCTAGTGGCACATTAAACACTACAATCGTTTCGATTGTCTTGATTGCTTGTGTCACACCGTCAATGGCTGCTGGACGATAAGGCACTTGAACTTTTTGAGTGACTTTACGTTTAGTTGTGTTGCTACCCGGACGTAGTTTAACCGATAAGGTTTCACGAACGTCAACTGATTTATTTAAGTCATCCTCTTGTAAACTTGTTAAATAATTTTGATTATTTAACGGAGTAAAAGAAGTTGAAGTAATTCCATCAGAACGAAGTAACGATATATTTGCTAATTGCATAGCGGTGTACCTTTTATTAAGTATACGATGCGTGTTTGCACCAATTGCGGCAGAAATTGCCTAGTGATACGAGTTTGCACTTTTCATAAGTGCGACACTTGTAGTCACTTTCCAAACATCTAACATATTCCCAAGATTTAACGTCGGTAAAGGCGGCGAACTTACAGTGTAAGGCGCTTCCCTATTGAAATGTTGTGCACTAACGGCGCCATAGGCTTCCTTAGTGAGAACATAATTCCAATCCGTGTTAATATTTACTTCAGAATAGTTAGATGCCATGCTGTATTCAAGTTTAGTACTGCGACAGCTATCTAATAGTTTTAACCCATTAATTGCGGTTAAACCCTCTAAATAGCCAGAAACAGGCAAAACCCAATCTACAACAAACGAAAACGGAACAGCAGCCCACATGGCCGCTGCTGGATTCGCTAGTCCGAGAGTTTGCCGATTGAAGTCAGATTCATTACCGATAGTATAAACACCGGTAATACTGCACATATACGAACCCGATGCTGATAATTTAGCATGATCCGGGTTAGGATTTGTGAATTCAATCGCCTCTTTTGCATATCCGTGGATACGGAATACTGCAGGACGCTTTGCATAAAGTACATCGGTTACCGCGTTCGAGATATCATAGATATCAGAAACAATAGGCAACCATCCAAAATGTACTTCAAGCCAGGTATCACTTGCCTGACTTGCTAGCTTGGAGTAGTCTTTACGACGTTTTGTCCGTAAATACTCTTTCCTTTTAAGTTTTTGCATTTCATGTACTTTTCTGACTCCCAGTTTTCTGCGGATGTGAGAAGGTACACGGCGTTGTGGCTTTAAATCCATTAGACCGAATGCACGACGGAAATTACCCCGTTTTAAACTTAAATAGATATTCGCTAGTTTAGTGGCTGAAGTACCAATCATTGAGATTGATTCTTTCAGTTCTATAAAACTCGTTGCAAGATTAGCTTTTTTGAGCTGATTTGCCGAGCTATAGTAACTTGTCAAGGCGTCAGCCTTGATTTTATTACTATCGTAGTTCATACCTGCAATCCCTCCTATACAGCTAAAATAGCTGCATAGTTGATCGTATTTCACGTAGCCACTCGAAAGAGTAACTTTTGAATATACGCCGGGTTTGTCAACCTTTTTGGATGAATAAACACTATAAGGTAACATAGGTAATCGCGCTCCTTTAGCAATCAAGCTATTGTACTGCGAATTAATAACCTTTTGTTTTTCTTTATATAAATGTTCACTATAGCCAACGCCACAGCGACTGTCAAATTTGCCAGTCTTTGTTTCTTCCGTTTCTAATGGAAGACGTACAATGGACATAAGCTATCTCCTTAAAGTTGAGTGATAACTACAATCGCGTCTGCGATAACCTGATATCAAAATCGATATCAGTAGTAGTGATGCATGCATCACGCACACCGGTTATTTACATAACCAGCGCACCCTTACGGGTGTGCGTGATGCATGCATCACTACTACTGATATCGA